CTTTTACTTAGCAACAGCAGCCGATATAGTCGCAGATCCTTCTGCTCCACAGGCATTCGTCAACGGCGTAATGGAAGGTAAAGAGTGGGTATGGGACAACGGAATCATCAAAGAACAAGATGTTTCTGAAATTAAAGAACAAATTGAGCGTGAAACTAGAGAGCGTAAAGCTGTAGCAGAGGCTGTAGCTTTCGATAGATTCTTACAGAAACTAACAAAATAATAAATAGTTATACGCAAAAATTTGATATCAAATTAGGAGAGTAATTACAAATGGCTGAAGAAATCAAAAACGAAAATATCGTTTCTGAAGCTCCTGAGGGCGCAGTGGCTGAGGCAATGCATGACGCACCTAAAAAAGGTGCAGGTAAAGCAGACCCTATGCAAAAAGCAGGCGACTATGAGGATCTTGGTCCAGCAGTAACTTCTCCAACTGATAAAGTTGGTCAAGATAAGTCAAAGGACAAAGTTAAAAAAGATTCCTCTGCTCCTACCAAAGGTGCCGCACCGGCAGAACCTATGCAAAAACTTGCTGCAGATAAGCACATGAAAGCAGAGGACGCACATGACGGTGAAAAAGATAAAGAAAAAGAAGACGATAAAGACGAAGACGAAATGTCAGAAAAAGAAGAAATGCCTAAAACTAAATCTGGTATGATCCAGGCAATGTATGACAACATGAACAAAATGAAGAAAGCAGACATTCAAGCTGCTTACGGAAAAATCATGGCTGCAATGCACGGTGATATGAAAGATAAAGAAGAAGGTATGCATGACAAGGATGACGAAGAAGATAAAAAGAAAGTTAAAGAAGCTGTAGATCAAAGAGTAAAATCTATTGATGTATCAGATGACGTTAACGCTTTAGTATCTGGCGATGATTCCCTTTCGGAAGAGTTTAAAACAAAAGCTGCAACAATTTTTGAAGCTGCTGTTAAATCAAAAGTAAAATCTGAAATCGAAAGATTAGAAGGTGAATACTCTAGCGAATTATCAGAAGCAAAAGAAACTGTTAAAGAAGAACTAACAACTAAAGTCGACAACTATCTAAACTACGTTGTAGAACAATGGATGGCTGATAACGAACTTGCTATCGAAAAAGGTATTAAGGGCGAAATCGCTGAAGACTTTATTGGTGGTTTAAAACAACTATTCGAAGATCATTACATTGATGTTCCAGATGAAAAATATGACATCTTGGAAGCAAAAGAAAAAGAGCTTGAAGAAATGAAAGCTAAAGTCAATGAAATGACTGAAAAGTCTATCGAAGATAAAAAGACAATCGAAGGTTACACAAAAGACGAAATTTTTGAAAGTGCTGTAGAAGGAATGGCTGATACAGAAAAAGAAAAAATGAAATCTTTAGTAGAAGATGTAGCATTCGAAAATGCTGATGCATACTCTAAAAAACTTTCTACAATTAAAGAAAGTTATTTTGGACAAGCAGCAGCACCTGAATCAACTGAAAATGTTGATACAGTAAACCAAGATTCCAATGATGGTAACACAGTAGCGGACTTGTCATCTAGCATGGCACGCTATACGGCTGCAATCAGTAGGGGAAAAAGTAGAGATATCTACAATAATCAATAAGAAATAAGGAGAGATAAACATAATGTTTAATTCACAAAACTTACAGGAAAAATGGTCTCCGGTTCTTGAACATGCGGATCTACCAAAAATAGATAACCCTTACAAGAAAGCGGTAACTGCTGTTATCCTGGAAAACCAAGAAAAAGCTGCGAAAGAAGACAGAGCTTTCTTGGGAGAAATCGCAAACGTAACAGGTGATGCTGCCGTAGCGAATTGGGATCCTATCCTAATTTCTCTCGTAAGAAGAGCAATGCCTAACCTTATCGCATACGATATCTGTGGCGTACAACCAATGACTGGACCAACTGGTCTAATCTTTGCTATGAAGTCAAGATTTACTTCAAACAGCGGCACAGAAGCATTATTTAACGAAGCTGATTCAGACTTCTCTGGAACAGGTACTCATTCTGCTTCACTAAACCCAGGTTTGATGAACGACACTACTACAAGCGTAACTGCTGGTACTGGTATTGCAACAGCAACTGCTGAAGCTTCTTCATCATTCGCAGAAATGGCTTTCTCAATCGAGAAGTCAACTGTAACTGCTAAAACTAGACAGTTAAAAGCAGAATACACAATGGAACTTGCTCAAGACTTAAAAGCAATCCATGGTTTAGACGCAGAAACAGAATTGGCTAACATCCTATCTGCTGAGATCCTTGCGGAAATCAATAGAGAAGTAGTTAGAACAATTTATGAAAAAGCAAAAAAAGGTGCAAACATTAACACTACAACTTCAGGTACTTTTGACCTAGATACTGATTCAAATGGTAGATGGTCTGTTGAGAAGTTTAAAGGTTTAATGTTCCAAGTTGAGAGAGATGCTAACGTAATTGCTCAAGAAACAAGAAGAGGAAAAGGTAACATCATTATCTGTTCTTCAGACGTTGCTTCTGCATTACAAATGGCTGGTATATTAGATTATACACCTGCTCTTAACAACTCACTAAACGTTGACGATACTGGTAACACTTTTGCTGGTACTCTAAACGGAAGATACAAAGTATACATTGACCCATATGCGTCAAACAATACTGCGGCTCAATACTTCACAGTGGGTTACAAAGGTACTTCACCTTATGACGCTGGTATGTTCTACTGCCCATACGTTCCACTACAAATGGTGAGAGCGGTTGGCGAAAGCACATTCCAACCAAAAATTGGCTTCAAAACAAGATATGGCCTAATCAGAAACCCATTTGCTGAATCTTCAGCACAAGCTTCTGATACTGGTACAGATCAAGCTAATATCTATTACAGAATGGTTAAAGTAACTAACCTTATGTAATAAAGGTTCACCTCTATACTGGAAACGGTATAGAACACCACTAGAGGGGGGCGATAATACGCCCCCTTTTTTTATTATAAATACTATTATGACTGATACAACATTATCAAGTAAACAACCAAGTGGGTCAGGTTTAGACTATGCTGATCCTACAAAGTTTAAGTTTCAAATATCTAAATTACCTAGAGTAGAGTTTAATTCAATTCAAGCAAATATACCAGGTATAACATTAACAGAATTAAATCAACCAACTAGACTTATGCCTGTCAGAATACCAGGTAATGATATGACATTTGAAGACTTAAATGTAACTTTTATTGTAGATGAAGATTTAACAAACTATCGTAGTGTACATGACTGGATGGCTGGTCTTGCACAAATGGATAGTGACGACAAATATCGTGCATTAATTACAGATGGTGGCGACAGAATGCCTTTATCTCAACAAAATAATTCACAAGACGCAGGTAGAGTAACGTCAGCAACTAATGATGGTGCAATATTTTCAGACGCAAAACTAATTATATTATCTGCAAGAAATATACCTCTTGTTGAATTGTCTTTTGAAGATACATATCCTAAATCATTATCTGCTTTAGAATATAATCAAAATGCAACTGATATAGAATATTTACAAGCAACTGTTACTTTAGGTTATAAACTACACAAATATACGACCCCTTTTTAGTTTACTATATAATACAAAGGATTAAATAATGACACTTGATGAACTTCAGGCGCAAGCCGAAAATGATTTGAAAATTGATGATACTGAACTAGACCTAGAAAGTCTAAAGACACCACAACTTCATTCTCAATATCTTAAAACATATTCTACATATGCACTTATGCTGAAAAAAGCAGAAGGTGATCACTCACAATTACATTTAAAAAAATGGTTATTCTATACAGGTAAAGCAGAACCACAAGAATATAAAGATAGTAATTTTGATTTAAAAGTATTACGACAAGACGTTGATAAGTTTATTGACGCTGACGAAGATATAATTAAATCAAGACAAAAAGTAGAATATCTAAAACAAATATGTGGTTACTGTGAAAGTACACTTAAACAAATAAACAATCGTACATTTCAAATTAAAAATGCAATAGAATGGAAAAAATTTACCATGGGTAGTATGTAATGAGTAAAGATGATTTAAAACGCATAGAGAAAAAAATAGATGATCTTAATAAAAAACTTGATGACCATATTAAGAGAATATGGGAAGTCTATGAACCTATTAAAAAAATACTAAAGATATTTAAAAAATGATATTTTGTATAGGTAATGGTGAAAGTCGTAAAGACTTTGATTTAGAAAAATTAAGACCACATGGTAAGATATATGGGTGCAATGGTTTATATAGAGATTTTGTGCCAGATGTATTAGTCGCAATGGATTATAATATTTGTCATGAAATATATCGTAGTGGATATGCATTTGAACATCCTGTATATTTAAAAGCATGGGAAAAAAATCCACATACAATGTATGAAAAGTTATTTTATCCAGAAACAGTAACAAAGTTTTTAGGTGATATAGATGATGTAAATAACTACACAGATGAGTGGGTATGGAAAGGTGAAAAGAAAAGATTTTTTGTCTGTTGGGCAAATAATGTAGATGTAATGAAAAAGTTTCGTGAAGATAATAAAGACTGGAATGAAGATGATTTTAAACTACACTTTGGTGAAGATCAAGAAGGTTATAAGATAACATGGACAAAGAAAAAAGATAAAGTAATGGGTCTTGGTAAATATCAACAAGAAAAAACAAATGCAGGTACACTAATGGCAATGATGGCTGCAGATAAAGATACAAAGATATATCTAATAGGTTATGATTTTTACTCAAAGACAGATAAAGTAAATAACATATATAAAGGTTCTGTGGGTTATGTAGGGCATAACGCAAAAGCAGTGAAACCAGATAACTGGATAAATCACACAAAACGATTGTTAAACAAATACGAAGAACATAAATTTATACATGTTGGTGAAAAAATAGATGAATTAGATGAAAGAGATAATTGGTCTACTATATCATATCAAGAATTAAATGAGAGAATTAACAGTAACCAAATATAACGAATCCTATATAAAGTGTACAAGTGAGGATTTAGGTTTACTGCAAGAACTATCTGAATTTTTTACTTTCAAAGTACCTGGTGCTTCTTTCATGCCTAGTGTTCGTGCAAAAAGATGGGATGGTCAGATAAGATTATTTTCAAAAGCAACAGGTAAACTGTATTACGGACTACTACCTTATGTTGAACATTTTATTGAAAATTCAGGGGGTACAATCATACGAGAGGGTCTTGAAAAACCAACCAGCGGCTCGCTAAGCGATAGTTTTTCCAAGTTTGTATCTAAAATTTTAACTAAATCAATAGAAATAAGAGATTATCAACTTTCAGCGTTTTCTTATGCAATCAACAATAAACGAGCAATATTATTATCACCTACGGCCTCAGGTAAGTCATTAATTATCTATTGTATCATTAGGTTGATGACCACACTAGAAAAAAGAAGTTTATTAATAGTACCAACAACATCTTTGGTAGAACAAATGTATAAAGACTTTGAGGACTATGGTTGGATACCAGACCAACATGTGCAAAG